GCGGCCAGTCTTACAAGATCGGATCCCGGCAGCTTAACCGCGCCGATCTTAAAGAGCTTTACGCGATCAGGAACGACCTGCAGGCGCAGGTCGCGGCCGGAACCCCGGGCCTTCTTGATGATTGCTATGTGGCCGTATTTGACGGGAGGTGAGCGGAATGAACTTTATAGACGCAATAATCGGCTTCTTTTCACCGGAGGCCGGCGCCCGCCGGGAAGCATGGCGGCGGAACTTAGAGGAAATGCGCAGCTACGACGCCGGGAACTTCGGAAGGCTTAACGCCGGGTGGATCGCCTACAATCAGAGCGCCGAACAAACGGATCGTTACAACCGGGAAACCGTAAGGGCCAGGGCCCGCGACCTTGAGCGCAACAGCGACATGGGGAACAGTATCATCGGGGCATACAAGCGGAATATTGTAGGCCTCGGGTGGACGCTTCAGGCCCGGACGGGAAACGAGCGCCTCGACGAAGAGATCGAGGCGGCCTGGAAGAAATGGTGCAAACGTAGGAATTGCGACGTTACCGAAACACAGAGCCTCATGCAGATGGGCCGCATGGCCATCGAGCGGAAGAAGGTAGACGGCGGGATCCTTTTTAAGAAATGCTATATGCGCGGCGGGATTGTACCGCTTCGCCTGCAGGCCCTTGAGGTTGACGAACTGGATCCGACGATCGCCGCGCCGAAGCACAAGGGCAACCGGGTGGTCGGCGGGATTGAATACAATTCTTATAACAAGCCGGTCGGATATTGGATAAAGCAATATTCCCTGGATGGCTTCGCGCAGGCGGATCCGGTTTACGTTCCGGAAAAGGATATGATTTTCCTTTACACGAAGCGCAGGCCTTCCCAGATCCGCGAAATGAGCGATCTGGCCCCGACGATCAGCAGGATCCGCGATACTAACGAATTCATGACAGCGGTCAGCGTTAAGGAACGGATCGCGGCCTGTCTTTCGGTTTTCATTAAAAAGACCATACCGACGACCGGGATCGGACGCGGATCCGCGCTGCAGGACGCCGGGCGCTTTTCCTACGAGGGGAAGACAATCAGCCCCGGCATGATTAAGGAAATGAACGCAGGCGACGAAATCCAGGTCGTAAACCCGACCGGCCAGGCAACCGACGCCGCGCAATACGTTAAGCTTCAGCAGCGCCTGATCGGCGCGGGCCAGGGCCTCTCCTACGAAGCCACAAGCCGCGACATGAGTCAGAGCAATTACAGCAGCGCCCGGCAGGGGATCATCGAGGACGAACAGACATACATCGAAGACAAAGAACTTTTTATAGAGGTCTTCCTCGATGAGGTTTACGAAAGCTTTGTTATTTCCGGCGTACTTTGCGGCCTTTTCAATATTCCGGATTTTTGGGATCCGGACAAAAAGGAAACTTACCTTAACCACGAATGGGTCGCCGCGCCGAAGAAATGGATCGATCCGCTGAAGGAAGTAAACGCGATGAAGATCGCCGTACAGAGCGGTCAAAAGACATTCCAGCAGGCAGCCGCGGAGAACGGCCAGGACTGGAAGAGGCAGATCGACGACATGGCCGCGGTCTTAGATTACGGCCGAGAAAAAGGAATAGAGTTAGGAGGTGTTATTTATGGCCAGAAAGCAGAAGAGCTCGACCCGGATGCAGAACCGGATCCTGACGACCCCGCTGCCCTTCCCGTTGCTTTACCGGGAGGCGGAGGCGCCGGGAACCCCGCCCCTGACAGCGCAGGCGGCGCAGATTCGAGCGGAGAAGACGAAGGGCAATAATTTCCTTACCCGTGAGCTTAAAGGCGAAATCCGGGCGCTTGAGGGCGAAGGAAACGAAAGGAAATTTGAACTTTCCTTTTCTTCCGAAGAACCCTACAACCGCGGCTGGTGCATCGAGATATTAGACCACGGGCCCGGAGCCGTTGAGCTTACGCGCTTAAATGATATCGGCGTATTGCTTTATAACCACCACCGCGACGAAGTTCTGGGGCGCATTGAGCGCGCCTGGATTGAGGGCGACAGAGGGAAAGCAATCGTTGTTTTCGACGATGACGAATACGCCGAAACGATTTACGCGAAGGTCAAGAGCGGAACCCTTAAAGGCGTTTCCGTAGGATACCGGGTGAGCTTATGGGAATTCGTAGAACGGGGAGCCGTCAGCAGCAACGGAAAATATACGGGGCCTTGCGACGTCGCAACACAATGGGAGCCGTTCGAAATTTCTATTGTTTCCGTTCCGGCAGATCCTACGGTCGGAGTAGGCCGCACTCTTCCGGATCCGGAAGAAGTAACCACAAGGAAGCACGCGCCGTCCATGGCAGAGCGGCAGCTTCAAATAAATCTCAATAAACTTTTATAGGAGGTAAAACCAGATGAACAAGCGACAGAAGAGAGCCGCGAAGATTGCCGCACAGCAGGCACTCACGAACGGCGCAAGAGCTGCAGGCCGCGAACTTACAGCCGAGGAACAGGCGCAGTTTGACGCCCTGCAGCGCGAGATCGACGCCCTGACCCTTGAGATCGAGGCGGAAGAGAGACAGGAAGGCGCAGCCACCGGAAGAACCCGCGAGGGTGAAACCGAGGGCGACGACCCCGATCCGGAAGACGCAGCACAGAGAGCCGTCGCCGCAGAGCGGCAGCGCGTAACCGATATTACGAACCTGTGCCGCGACTTCGACGCGGATCCTGCGGAGCATATCCGCGAGGGCCACAGCATCGACCAGGTGCGGGCCGCGATCCTTGAGGGCATGAGGGCGACCGGAAGTCCGGCCAGCGTTCAGGTGACCAGAGACGAACAGGAAACTTTCAGGCAGAGAGCAACCGACGCGCTGCTGATGCGGGCGGGCGTTCAGCTTCAGAACCCGACCGAAGGCGCGGAACAGCTTAGAGCAATGAGCCTCAGAGATCTGGGAATCGAATGCTTGAGCCGCGAAGGCCGCAACGTAAACGAGCTCCTGCGGATGCATCCGGATGAGCTTTACGCGGAGCTTTGCCGCGAGTTCTACAATCCTTCCGCAGCCTTCCCGGCTATCATGGATCAGACGATCAGGAAAGGAATTGTGGAGCTTTACAACAAGGTTCCTACAACCTTCCAGGCCTTCACAACGAAGGGCACCCTGCGCGACTTTAAGAGCACGCCGGATCATGAATATGTTATCGGCGGCGTGGGCGACTTCCAGAAGGTACCGGAGAACGGGGAAATTAAGCCCGATCTTCCGCGCACCCAGCTGCTGCCGTCCCGCAAGCTTGACACCTACGGGAAGCAGTTCAGCATGACCCGCCAGGCGTTCATCAACGACGACATCGGATTTTTAACCGAGGTTCCGGGCCTTTACGCTACGGCAGCGAAGAAGACCATCGACAAACAGGTCTATGGAATTCTTTTCAATAACCCGGCGATCTTCGACGGAACGACCCTGTTCCACGCGAACCACAAGAACCTGATCGGTTCCGGAGCGAAGCCGACGCAGGCAAGCATTCAGGAAGCGATCCTTAAGCTGCAGAAGCAGGTGGATCAGTTCGGCGATCCGATCTATATGACCCCGCGCACCCTTGTGGTCGGCGTAGGTTATGAATTTGACCTTGCGGTCATTCTTCGCAGCGCCCAGGTCGTAGGATCCAGCAACAACGACATCAACCCGCTTTACAATTACCCGCTGCAGATCGTTCAGAGCCCGATCCTTAACGGCCTTGCAGGCGCGAACGCCTGCCCGTGGTTCCTTATCGCGGATCCAACGAGCGCCCGCGGAATTCAGGTTGATTACCTGAACGGACAGGAAACGCCGACCGTTCGCCGTATGGAAGTTCCGGGAACCCTGGGCTTTGTTTGGGATATTTACCTTGACTGGGGCATCTCCGTAAGAGATTTCCGCGGCATGGTTAAGAACCCCGGCGCAGTCATTTCCTGATAACAGCAAAACAAAAAGAAAGATAGGAGGATAAGAAGATGGCAACTGGAACATTCTGGCAGCGCGGCGAAGCGATCGACTATACGAACGCGAGCGGCAGCAAGATCGAGGCGAACGAGATCGTCGTCCTCGGTTCCCGGATCGGCATCGCCGGCACCGAAATGGCAAACGGCGAAACCGGATCTTTGCACGTTTTCGGCGTTTTCGAGCTGCCGAAAAAGGCAAGCGAAGCAATCAGCGCAGGCGTAGACGTTTACTGGAACGGTACCGGCATCACGGCCAGCGCAGACGACGGTGGCAGCCCGGCCACGCCTTACGCAAAGGCCGGTTACGCGATTCAGGCAGCGGTCGCGGATGACACCACGATCAAGGTTAAGCTTCTGGGGTAATAATGGCGCTTATAGCCTTAAACCCTATTCTGCTTGATAACACGCAGTACGAACCGGGAGAGACGCTGCCCGCAAACAACCCGGATTTAGTAGAAGCGTGGATCGAATGCGGCTCTGCAGAATACCGGGAAGACGCGGAGCCCGAACCGGAACCGGAGAAACCGAAGGCGAAAAGAGTAAGCGCGAAGGCCGGGCGCACCGGAATCGCGCAGCCTTCCACCGGCCCGGAAAGCGACCTGGTCGGCCAGGTTCCGGATCCGGAGAAGCGCGGATCCGTTAAGGAACCTGCGAAGCGGCCCGGAAGGAAGAACCCGGCGTGACGTTTAAGGAAGCGATCCGGAACGACATAAGCGAAGTATTTATGAATACGGACGAGTTCGCGGCATTGCACGAACTTAACGGGCGGAAGAACGTCCCGTTAATCGTAGACAATAACGAGCTTATAGAGCGATCCAAAAAGGCGAAATCCGATATGGACGGCGTAAACGTAAAGACGACGCTTATATTTATTAAGGCCCGCGACTATGGCGGAGGCCTGCCCCCGGTAGGCTACGCGATTACGCTTGACGGCGTTTCTTACCGCGTAACCGACGCCATGAACGAAGACGGGGTTTACAGTATTCACCTGGAGGCGAATAGGAGCTAATGGCTGCGGAAATTAAATTCGAGTTCGACGAAGTAACGGTTAAATCAGTAGAGAAGAAACTGGGGCGGATGAAATCCGAAGCCCCGAAGGCGTTAAAGAACGCCTTAAACGCAACCGCAAAGGACGCGAGAAAAGACCTGGCGCACAAAGCGCAGGAAACTTACGCGGTGAAGATCGGCGGGTTTAATAAGCAGATGAAGATTAAGCCCGCAACGGCCGGAAACCTTGTAGCGGTTATAGAGACGCGAGGGGAGCACCTGGAATTTAAATACTTCAGCGTCCAGGGCGGACACGGCCCGCACGGTTCGCCCCTTACCGTTCTGATCAATAAGCATCACGGGCGCAAGACGTTCGGATCCGGATCCGGCGCGTTTAAAAACAACGTAGCAGCATCCGGCCAGACCCGAAAGAAGGCAACGGCCAAAGGGGCCGCCGGTTCAGCCGTAAGGCATGTGGCGGCCGCGAAGAGGGTCGGGCGTTCCCGCCTTAAGATCGAAAAGCTGTTTTCCGTTTCCGTTCCGGACATGATCGGGAACAAAGCGGATGTTTACGGCGTAGTAGAGCCGAACATTTTAGACAACTTGCGCAGCAACGTCGACAAACAGGTGGCTCGGATTTTAGGAGGCTAAAAAACCATGATAGCAACTTTTCTCCAGGACGACCTGGCGGCCGACCTTGCGGAAACCTTTAAGCATTTCTTCTTGAAGGATCCGCAAGGAAAAACCGTCAACCTTAATATTTTTAAGCAGAACCTGCCCATTCCGACGGCGGCAGAAATGCCGGACACCGTAACGGACGAAGAACTGGAAGAAGGGATTTACGACGCGATCGCGAAAGAAGACCCTTACCCTTACATTATCGTCCGCGTTGAGCAGGGGAAGATCGAAGGGATCGACCAGGAACAGACCGTAATTGTAAATTTGATTATAGGCGTTATCGACCGCGGTTACGAGAACCAGGGCCACAAAGACGTCCTTAACATCATACAGAAGATTTACGAACGGTTCGCGAAGAACGCGATCCTGGCCAAAAAGTACGAATGCACCATGCCGATCGAATGGGCGCTGCAGGACGAAGAATCCTTCCCGTATTTCTTCGGCGGCATGGCGTTACAGTTTGAGACGATACGAATCAGAAGGGAGGATCCATACGCATGAGCGCAAGGAAGAAAACGGCGACAACGGAAGCGGAACCGATCAGGGCCACGGTGGTGACCGATGAGGAAATCGCGGACGTAAACACCGAAGCAGAGGCACCGGCAGCAGCGCCGGAGCCCGAACCGGAAGCGATCGTTTACCTGGGCCCGGACATTGACAGGCTTGTCAATCATGGCACCGTATACGAACGCGGGATTATTCCGGAGTATTTGGAAAAGAAAATCAAAGAGGTTCCCGCGATAAAGGGCCTGCTGGTTCCTATTTCCAGATACGCGGAAGTAGCAAGAGAGATCACCCTGCCGGAAGGCAGGTACAGAACGCTTTACGATATCGTAAGCAAAGCAAACTAAGGAGGTAAAACCAAAATGGCATACAATCATGGCGTTCGGGTACTTGAGAACCCGACAAGCGTCGCCGCGCCGATTACCGGAACGGCAGGCCTGCAGGTGGTTGTCGGCGTTGCGCCGGTAAACCTTGCGGAAGATCCGTATGGATGCACCAACGTCCCGATGCTTGCGAACACGTTCGCGGAAGCAGCAAAGGCGGTCGGTTATAGCGACGACTTCAGCGATTACAACATCTGCGAGGCGATCGACGCATCTTTCAGAGTAGCAGGGGTCGGCCCGATCGTTCTTATTAACGTTCTGGATCCGAACACCCATTACACGACCATGGCCGCGACACAGTACACGGTCGAGGGCGGGCAGGTTACGATCCCGGTTAAGGGCATCCTGGCGGATAAGCTTGTGATTACCCACAACAGCACAACCCTGGATCCGGATACGGATTATATTGTAACCTTCGACGACGACGGTTACGCCGTTGTTACCTTCCTGGCTGCGCTTGTTCCGGCCAGCGGGTCGAACGTAATTTCCGTTACGATCAGCGGCCGCAAGATCGACCCGTCCGCGATTGCAGCGACGGACATCATCGGCGGAATCAATGCCAGCACCGGAGCGGAAAAAGGCCTGGAAGTTATTCGGCAGGTATTCCCGAAGCTCGGCCTTACCCCGGGCCTGATCATTTCCCCGGGATGGTCTAAAAACGCGAACGTAGCGGCAGCTATGCACGCGAAGTGCGAAGGCATTAACGGGGTCTTCCGTTGCGAATGCATCGTAGACCTTGACAGCGGAACGAACGGCTGCCGGAAGTATACCGACGTTCTGACCGAGAAACAGGCCGCCGCGCTTGTAGGAAAGCACGAGGACGTTATGTGGCCCTGCGCGAAGATCGGAACCAAGATCTACCACGGCAGCGCCATCAAGGCAGCCTATACCGCATACACCGACGCGCAGAACGACGACGTTCCTTACATTTCCCCGTCCAACATTCCGGTGGCCATTTCCGGCATCTGCCTGGAGGACGGAACCGAGGTTATCCTCGATGAGCAGCAGGCGAACATCGTTAACAGCTACGGCGTAAGCACCTTTAACAACTTCTCCGGCTGGACGCTTTGGGGAAACAGAACGGCCGCTTATCCGGGATCCACGGATCCGAAGGACATGTGGTTTTGTTGCCGCCGCTTCTTCAGCTGGTGGGCGAATACCTTTATCCTTACCTACCATCAGCGGGTCGACGATCCGGCGAACTTCCGCCTGATTGAGGCCGTTGTGGACGATGAGAACGTAAGGGGCAATTCCCTGGCCGCGCAGGGCCGGTGCGCAGGGGCTTACATTGAGTTCCGCCAGGAAGACAACACGGTCGACGACATTCTGAACGGTAAGCTTCAGTTCTACCAGCATCTGGCACCGTTCACACCGGCGGAGGATATTCTTAACGTCCTCGAGTTCGATCCGGATCTGCTTATGGCAGCTTTTGAGGGAGGTGAATAAAGATGGCAATCGCAACGAAGATTAACGCCTATAACGTATACCTTGACGGTAAAAAGCTTATCGGCGTTTCCGACGAAGTAACCCTGCCGAACTTTGAGGCCCTTACAGAAACGCTTTCCGGCGCGGGCCTTCTGGGCGAAATCGACGAGCCGCTCCTGGGCCACTTCGGAGCGAGCGAGATCGAAATCCCGTTCCGGACAATGAACGCGGATATGTTCAAGCTTGCGAACATGCAGAGCGCGGTAAACCTTACGCTCCGGATGAGCACGCAGACGATCAACGAATCCAACATGAACACGGATTTTCTTCCGTCCCGCGTTGTTGTAAAGGGCAAGAACAAGGCGCTTACCGGAGGCAAGGTTAAACAGGGATCCGGCACGGGTTCCAGCCTTAAGGTCGAGATCCTTTACATCCTGATCGAGGTAAATAAGAAGCCGAAGTTTGAGCTTGACAAGCTTAACTTTGTTTACAAGGTTAACGGCAAAGATCTGCTTAAGAAAGTGAGGGCACAGGTATAATGAGTTTTTCCGAGCGCGAAGAATACAACGTAACAGCTGATGAGGTAAAGGACGCGACGACGGCCCCGGAGGTCGAAGAGGCGCAGCCCGAAGCCGTAGAGGATGGCGACTATTACATCAAGTTCCGGAAGCCGTACACTTTCGACGACGAAGTTTACGAAGGCGTTGATCTTTCCGGGCTTGAGGATTTGTCCGCAAGGGATATGATCCAGACGCAGCGCACCATGGAGAAATCCGGAAGTATTAACGTACTTCCGGAGATGTCCCTGGAATACGCCTGCATCTTTGCAGCGAAGGCGACGAAGCTGCCGGTCGAGTTCTTCCAGGAATTGCCGCCGAAAGAGGCGATCAAGGTTAAGAACAGAGTTACAAATTTTTTCTACGGCGCGGATTAAGCATCCACGACGGCCGGAGCCTGCGGAAGCTTTGCGTTCACCTATCGATCATGCTTAAGACAGGGCTTACAGATTTGGAGGCCCTGTCTGTTATTGATCTTTTAGAGATTGCGCAGGAGGTAACGGAGGCTTATGGCAGCAGGTAAAGAAATGGAACTGGCTATAAAGATCGCCGGTAAAATAGACAGTTCTTTTAATAGCGCCTTGTCCAAAGTAAGCAGCGGAATCAAGGGCGCAACAAAAGCGATGGCCGCCGGAACCGTAGCGGCAGCAGCCGCGGTCGGGGCCTTGACGCTTAAGGCGATCGACGTCGGGCGCGAATACGAATCGGCCATGAGCCAGGTACAGGCGACCATGCTACTGGATACCGGCACGGCGGAAGGCGCTGCAGCTATGCAGACGCTTGAGGACGCAGCCAGAGCGGCTGGCCGAAGTACGGCCTTCTCCGCGACAGAAGCGGCGGAGGCCTTGAACTATCTCGCCCTCGCGGGCTACGACGCAGACAAGGCCGCGGCGGCATTGCCGACAGTCCTGAACCTTGCGGGGGCGGGCGCGATGGATCTGGCGGCAGCTTCCGACATGGTCACCGACAGCATGAGCGCCCTGGGCATTGACGCGACGCAGCAGAACCTTGAAGGCTTCGCCGACAGCATGGCCAAAACGGCCTCGCGTTCGAATACGAGCGTTTCGCAGTTGGGCGAAGCCATTCTTACGGTCGGCGGAACCGCGAAGATGCTTAAGGGCGGCGGAACCCTTGAGGGCATGACGGAGCTTAACACGGCCCTGGGCCTTTTGGCCGACAACGGCATAAAAGGATCCGAAGGCGGGACGAAGCTCCGGAATATGATAACCAGCCTTACAGCACCGACCGACAAGGCAGCGGAGGCACTGGCAAGCCTGGGCGTTTCCGCGTTTGACGAAAAGGGCGACATGCGCGACCTTCAGTCAATTTTTTCAGACCTTAACACGGCAATGGACGGAATGAGCACGGCAGACCGGTCGGCCATTCTTTCCGATATTTTCAACAAAACAGACTTAAAGGCGGTTAACGCCTTGCTGGGAACCAGCGAAGACAGGTGGAACGAGCTTTCCGGAGCGGTCAGCGATTGCGCCGGAGCTTGCGAAGACATGTACGCGATCCAGATCGACAACCTGAACGGCGACCTTGCTATTTTGAATTCAGGCCTTCAGGATCTGGGAATTAGCGTATACAAAGATTTGGAACCCGCCCTCCGGAGCGGGGTACAGCTTGCCACCGACATGGTCGGAGAAATGGCCACGGCATACGACGAAGGCGGGCTTTCCGGCCTTGTTGCTTCCGTAGGCACATGTTTATCCGAAGTTGTAAACGTAATAGCAGAATACGCGCCGCAGGTTGTGGACACGGCCGTCGCGCTCGTTGAAGGATTTGTTACGGGGATCGCGGACAACGCGCCCGGCATTGCTACGGCAGGGGCCGGTGTAATTGTTTCGTTCGTTTCCGGAATGTTCCGGCTTGTTCCCCTCGTTCTTTTGACGGGCATCGACATAATTTTAAACCTTGTTCAAGGACTTACGCAGCAGCTGCCCACGCTTATGGAAAACGGAACGGCCGCAATTCGAAACTTTGTTTTAGGAATATTACAGCGGCTGCCGGCGATCCTACAAACGGGGCTGGCCCTTGTTCACGTTCTTGTCCAGGGCCTTGTTCAGAACTTGCCGAGCTTAATACAGAGCGGAATCCTTTTAATCGGCGGATTGCTTAACGGTTTGATCCAGATGCACCCGACGCTCCTGCGGGAGGGA